CAACAACAATTAAAACAAAGACAACAAAATACAAACAACAAACAACAACAATGGCACACATACAATCTACAATTAGCAACGCCCTTCTTGAAAACGTGAGTGGTAAAAACACTCTCGTTAATGACCTTGCAAGAAGGCGCATGTACGACACGGCCGTGGACGAATTTAACGCCCGCGACCGTAGACCAAAGGTCAACTTTTCCAAAACTATTAGCGAAGAACAAACGCTTCTAGTCTCCAACGCGTACCCGGAGTTCCAGATTACCTTTTATAATACTCAAAATGCAGTACACAGTTTGGCTGGCGGTTTGAGAGCATTAGAATTGGAATATCTGATGCTACAAGTTCCCTATGGATCACCGACATATGATATAGGCGGGAACTTTGCAGCACATTTGTTCAAAGGTAGGGATTACGTGCATTGCTGTATGCCCAATCTGGACATACGAGATATAATGAGGCACGAAGGACAAAAAGACTCAATTGAGATGTATTTGTCCAGATTGTCTCGTTCCAACAAGGTAATTCCTGAGTTTCAAAGGGCGGCTTTTAACAGATATGCAGAAGCTCCGAACGAAGTCTGCTGCTCTAAAACTTTTCAGGATTGTCGAATACATCCGCCAGAGAATAGTGGTAGAAGATACGCTATTTCTCTGCACAGTTTGTATGATATTCCTGTGCATGAATTTGGAGCTGCATTGATATCCAAGAACATACATGTATGTTATGCAGCTTTCCATTTTTCAGAGGCATTGTTACTAGACCAGACGGAGGTCACGCTTAATGAAATAGGCGCGACTTTCAAAAGAGAAGGTGATGATGTTTCTTTTTTCTTTGCTGATGAAAGTACCTTAAATTATAGTCATAAATACAAAAATATTCTGCATTATGTAGTTAAATCTTACTTTCCTGCTTCTAGTAGAATAGTTTACTTTAAGGAATTTTTAGTCACTAGGGTTAATACTTGGTTTTGTAAATTTACCAAAGTAGATACTTATATTCTGTACAAGAGTGTTAAACAAGTAGGGTGTGATAGTGATCAATTCTATGAGGCGATGGAGGACGCCTTTACTTACAAGAAAACCTTGGCCATGTTCAACACTGAAAGAGCAATCTTTAGAGACACGGCTTCGGTTAACTTTTGGTTCCCCAAGATGAAGGACATGGTGATAGTACCGCTGTTTGAGGGTTCTATTACCAGCAAAAGGATGGCAAGGAGTGAGGTCATTGTTAATCGTGACTTCGTTTACACAGTGCTTAATCATATCAGAACATATCAAGCCAAAGCGTTAACTTACCAGAACGTATTATCTTTCGTGGAGTCTATAAGATCCCGCGTGATAATCAATGGTGTTACCGCTAGGTCTGAATGGGATGTAGATAAAGCAATTCTTCAACCCTTGTCAATGACTTTCTTCTTGCAGACTAAGCTGGCTGCGCTTCAAGATGATATAGTAATGGGAAAGTTTCGGTGTTTGGACAAGACCACTTCTGAACTTATTTGGGATGAGGTAGGCAAATTCTTCGGAAACGTCTTCCCAACTATCAAAGAGAGATTGGTGAGCAAGAAAATTCTGGATGTAAGTGAGAATGCCCTGAAGATCGAGATCCCGGATCTGTATGTCACATGGAAGGACAGATTCGTAGCTGAGTATACCAAGTCTGAGGAGTTACCGCATCTAGATATCAAGAAGGACCTAGAAGAAGCTGAGCAAATGTACGACGCGTTATCGGAGTTATCTATCCTTAGGGATGCTGATAATTTCGATATCGCGAAGTTCAAAGACATGTGCAAGGCTTTGGATGTTAGTCCTGATGTGGCAGCACGAGTAATCGTTGCAGTGGCCGAGAATAGAAGCGGTTTGACTCTTACTTTTGATAAGCCAACCGAGGAGAATGTGGCTAAGGCTCTTAAAAGCACGGCGTCTGAGGCCGTGGTATGTCTTGAACCGACATCCGAAGAGGTGAACGTAAATAAATTTTCTATTGCTGAGAAAGGGAGATTGCCTGTGTGTGCAGAAAGTCATGGTTTGACGAATGCTAACTTAGAGCACCAGGAGTTGGAGTCTCTCAACGATTTCCATAAAGCTTGCGTGGATAGTGTGATTACAAAGCAAATGGCATCGGTTGTCTACACTGGCTCACTCAAAGTTCAACAAATGAAGAACTATGTGGACAGTTTGGCAGCTTCGTTGTCCGCCACTGTATCAAATCTATGCAAGTCATGTGGACAGTTTGGCAGCTTCGTTGTCCGCCACTGTATCAAATCTATGCAAGTCATTAAAGGATGTTGTTGGGTATGATTCTGATTCCAGGGAGAAAGTTGGTGTTTGGGATGTCGCTTTGAAAAAGTGGCTCCTCAAACCTGCGGCAAAAGGCCATTCATGGGGAGTTGTCCTGGATTACAAAGGGAAAATGTTTACCGCACTTCTATCTTACGAAGGGGATAGAATGGTAGCTGAGAGCGACTGGAGGAGGGTGGCTGTATCATCTGATACAATGGTATATTCTGATATTGCAAAGCTCCAAAATCTGAGGAAAACAATGAGAGACGGTGAACCCCACGAACCTACTGCAAAGATGGTACTTGTGGATGGGGTGCCTGGTTGTGGAAAGACAAAGGAGATTTTGGAAAGAGTTGATCTTGATGAGGATTTGATCTTGGTTCCTGGAAAACAAGCTGCTGCTATGATCAGGAGAAGGGCTAACTCATCTGGACTGATAAGAGCCACAATGGACAATGTGAGAACGGTAGATTCATTTCTAATGCATCCAAAACCTCGATCACACAAGAGGCTTTTCATTGATGAAGGGTTGATGCTGCACACCGGTTGTGTTAACTTCCTGGTGCTTATCTCTGGTTGCGATATCGCATACATTTACGGAGATACACAGCAGATTCCTTTCATTAACAGAGTTCAGAATTTCCCGTATCCCAAACATTTTGAGAAGCTGCAAGTGAGTGAAGTTGAGATGAGGAGGACCACACTGAGGTGCCCAGGTGATGTGAATTTTTTCCTACAATCGAAGTACGAAGGAACGGTGTCAACCACTTCAACTGTACAACGATCAGTCTCGTCTGAAATGATATGCGGTAAGGGAGTACTAAACAGTGTTTCCAAACCACTTAAAGGGAAAATTGTAACTTTCACTCAAGCTGATAAATTTGAGTTAGAGGAGAAGGGCTATAAGAATGTGAACACTGTTCATGAGATCCAGGGAGAAACTTTTGAAGATGTGTCGCTGGTCAGATTGACGGCAACTCCGCTAACTCTGATTTCCAAGTCTTCCCCGCATGTTCTAGTCGCTCTGACTAGACACACAAAGAGCTTCAAATATTACACCGTAGTGTTAGATCCTTTAGTACAGATAATTAGTGATTTGTCTTCTTTAAGCTCCTTCCTTTTAGAAATGTATATGGTAGAAGCAGGTAGTAGATAGCAATTACAGATGGATGCAGTGTTCAAAGGTCATAATCTCTTTGTGGCAACACCTAAATCAGGAGACTTTCCAGATCTGCAGTTCTATTACGATGTATGCCTCCCTGGTAATAGTACTATACTTAACAAGTATGATGCTGTTACCATGAGGTTACGTGATAATAGTCTTAATGTGAAGGATTGTATTCTTGATTTTTCTAAAAGCATTCCGATGCCAAAGGAGGTGAAACCATGTCTAGAGCCAGTTTTGCGTACCGCGGCGGAACCGCCAAGGGCTGCAGGACTACTCGAAAATCTGGTTGCGATGATTAAAAGAAATTTCAACGCACCGGACCTGACGGGGACAATTGACATTGAGAGCACCGCATCTGTTGTAGTAGATAAGTTTTTTGATAGCTATTTTTTAAAAAAAGAAAAATACACAAAAAATATTGCTGGAGTGATGACGAAGGATTCAATGATGAGATGGTTGGGAAAACAGGAGAGAAGTACTATTGGACAGTTGGCTAACTACAATTTCGTAGATCTGCCGGCCATCGATCAGTACAAGCACATGATTAAGGCTCAACCAAAACAGAAATTAGATCTTTCAATTCAGAATGAATACCCTGCTCTGCAAACAATTGTCTACCATTCAAAGCAGATCAACGGTATTTTCGGCCCGGTTTTTTCAGAGCTTACAAGGTTGCTGCTCGAGGCAGTCGATTCTCAGAAGTTTCTTTTCTTTACTAGGAAAACTCCAGAACAGATTCAAGGATTTTTCTCGGATCTCGACTCGCACGTTCCTATGGATGTGTTAGAACTGGATATTTCTAAGTATGATAAGTCACAGAACGAGTTTCATTGTGCTGTAGAGTATGAAATATGGAAAAGATTGGGTCTCAATGAGTTTTTGGCCGAAGTGTGGAAACAAGGGCACAGGAAAACAACTTTGAAGGATTACATTGCTGGAATCAAGACATGTCTGTGGTATCAAAGGAAAAGTGGTGATGTGACTACTTTCATCGGCAATACTGTTATAATAGCAGCTTGCTTGGGTTCAATGTTACCGATGGAAAAGGTCATAAAAGGTGCCTTTTGTGGAGATGACTCCGTTTTGTATTTCCCGAAGGGTTTGGATTTCCCTGACATTCAGTCATGTGCTAATCTCATGTGGAATTTTGAGGCCAAACTGTACAGAAAGAGGTACGGTTACTTTTGCGGTAGGTACATCATACACCATGACAAAGGAGCAATAGTGTATTATGATCCTTTGAAGTTGATCTCCAAACTTGGGGCAAAACATATTAAGGATTATGATCATTTGGAAGAGTTAAGGGTGTCTTTGTGTGATGTTGCTTGTTCGCTCGGAAACTGCGCTTACTTTCCGCAGCTGAACGCAGCTATCAAGGAGGTCCATAAAACCGCAATTGATGGTTCGTTTGCTTTTAATTGTGTTAACAAATTTTTGTGTGATAAATTTTTATTTAGAACTTTGTTTTTAAATGGCTGTTAGTCTCAGAGATACTGTCAAAATTAGCGAGTTCATTGATCTTTCGAAACAGGATGAGATACTTCCGGCATTCATGACTAAGGTCAAGAGTGTTAGAATATCGACTGTGGACAAGATTATGGCTGTTAAGAATGATAGTCTTTCTGACGTAGATTTACTTAAAGGTGTTAAGTTAGTTAAGAATGGGTATGTGTGCTTAGCTGGTTTGGTAGTGTCTGGGGAGTGGAATCTCCCGGATAATTGCCGTGGTGGCGTCAGTGTTTGTATTGTAGACAAAAGAATGAAAAGGAGTAAGGAAGCAACGCTAGGTGCGTACCACGCCCCTGCTTGCAAAAAGAATTTTTCTTTTAAGCTAATCCCTAATTATTCAATAACATCCGAGGATGCTGAGAAGCACCCGTGGCAAGTGTTAGTGAATATCAAAGGAGTGGCTATGGAAGAAGGATACTGTCCTTTATCTTTGGAGTTCGTTTCAATTTGTGTAGTACATAAAAATAATGTAAGAAAAGGTTTGAGGGAACGTATTTTGAGAGTAACAGACGACTCGCCAATTGAACTCACTGAAAAAGTTGTTGATGAGTTCGTAGATGAAGTACCAATGGCTGTGAAACTCGAAAGGTTCCGGAAAACAAAAAGGAGAGTGGTAGGTAATAGTGTTAATAATAAGAAAATAAATAATAGTGGTAAGAAGGGTTTGAAAGTTGAGGAAATTGAGGATAATGTAAGTGATGACGAGTCTATCGCGTCATCGAGTAC